AGACAAAAGCAACACCCGCCGTTCCTTCAGTTGTTACTTTATAAATACCATTATTTGCACCAGTAACTTGATTCTTAACAAGAATACGGTCATTAAGTACTGTGGCAACGCCATCAACAGTTAAAACTCCCACTGCATCCCCTGTGAGAGTTTTCCCAACGCCAGAACCAGCCGCTGTACAAGCTGGCAGAGCAGCTATTGTAGCAACTCTAACAGAAGCTTTTAAATCAAGTCCAGTTGCAACAGCATCAACATACTGTTTTGTAGCAGCGTGCAGTGCGTTCGTTGGATCGGCATGTAAGGTAAGGAAGTTAGTTAATGTTCCACCGGCCAACTTTAAAAAGTCAGCTTCACCAACCAGCTTTGAAACGCCACCTTGGCCGACATACAGTTTAAATGTATCAGTAGTCCATCCTGGCTCTCCGTCATTTAATGCTGGAAGGCCTGCTGCTAAACCTCTTTTAATCTTTAGTAAATTTGCCATTGTTTATTACTCCTTTAAGTTAACTATTACCAAGTCCCACCATCAACACTTTCTGCACTATTTACAACCCCATTATTATCAGGATCATAAGTTGTTTTTAACATATCTCCTATACCAGAAGCAAATTCAAGACCTGTTTCTTCTACATTGACTTTGACAAACAAACCAGCTTTGCCAATATAACTATTAGGAGTATCAGTTAAACCTATAAATGTAGCAGAGCCCTGACCTGCAGGTCCTTGAATACCTACCTTGATAACTCTTGGTACTTTTTCTATTACTTTAATAATTGTCATATTTACACTTTAACAGTTATAGATGAATTTATTGTAATAGATCCTTCTACATAAGTTTCATCAAACCCAGTTGGAGAAGTAAGTAATATATCATAGTATGCAGTATTAAACCCTATCATTGCACCTGTTTGTGTATCAGTTAAAGATAAATATACTTTTCCATTTGTAGGTAATGGAATAGATAATGTAAAAGATGCAATTAATTCTGATAACTTACTAGGACCTTTACGTATATCCGATTTAATAGTCCACCCTGTTAAATCCATAGGTGATCCATCATCTTGTATAAATTCAAAAGACTCATTAAAATCATTGTCTCTTTTTATAATAAGATTTATTACTACCGGAGTTTCCATTTTATAGTCCGTTTAATTTTTGAACAATCTTTATTTAGTTATTAATATAATTATTATACCTACTAAATCTAATATAACAGCTACTGCTATACCAGTAATCCAACATTGTAATTTATCCCATTTATGTTTTAATTCTCCTACACCATCATCTAGACTATTTAGCCTAAAATCAAATTCAGAATGTGCTTCGCATTTATTAATCATGAAAGTCTCCAATCATCAATAGATTTATCATATTCGAGTTCAGTATATTCACTTTCAATATCTTCTGTATTACTTTTCGGACTAAAGTAACGTTCACCTAATTCAAGCATTTCAATTATGTAAGCTAAACAATCCATAATGTCCCATAGTTTTGAACGTGGAAACATTAGTAATTGTGATTCTAATTTCTTTATTGTTACGCAAGCTTTATTATGATAAATGTAACCACCACGATAGTATGGGACAAGTTCCTTGATACGAAGTTCCTTCTTCATCCCACCACGAGCTTTAAGCCAGATTAGTTCAAAGAAACTTCCACGTCTAAACATTTCATTTTTTATCGGCTGCTTAATGAACTCGTTAAGTGATGTCTCTTCAATTCCTAAAACCTTTGCATTTAATCTAGTACCCATTCCAAATAGTTCGTCATAGATTTCATCTGGATACATTTTTTCAGATACTATGTCTCTGACGAATAGTTTGGCACTTGACAAATCAATTCCTACTGCTATTATAGCACTCTCAGCAGAGTGTATCTTCACAGTTTTTGCAGGGTCAAGGATTATAACTGTTTCAATGTTCTGATTATTTTGAATGTCTGAATCGAGTAAAGTTAAGTCATTTTCACCCTTACCCATATCATTAGGGACATTATAATAATGAAAATAATCCTTTTGAAATGTAGAATCTTTAGTTGAAATAGGTAAGTTTCGTAACTCTTGAAAAAATACATCTGTTTGTCCTGCGTCGAGATGTTCCTGCCATTCCCTCTGTATGTCATCATCAGACATAAATTCAGGAGCAGTAGCTTTAAAGTTATCATCACATGCTTCAAGACGCACACTTTTCCACTCAGAAGAGTCAAGTAACTTTTGTAGTGTTGAGTCTTCATGTTTTAGTGTATCAATGTAAACTATTTTCCAATTCCTGTGGAGTCGTGGAACTGCTTTAATAACATCTGCATAAAGCCACTTATGCCATCCTTGACGTATCTCATCATTATTGATCTTTTCAGGATCTTCAAGATCATCTATTACTATTAATCCTGGACGATCATTTTTAAATAGTACACCTCGAACCTGTTGTCCAGCTCCACGTGGCCAAACTAGTGTATTGTAAGCAACCCAGGATTTTTTAGAAAAGACTTCATCAAACTCATTTTTACTAGCATCACGAGCTTTAAAGCTACCGAAGAAATGTCTAATCATACGATTAGTTACTAGCTCACGACGTAGATTCTCAGTTTGCAGAGAAGCAGCATCATGACTTTTATTAATGTAGCAGATAAATCCAGTATGATTGAATAGTATATAACGAGCCATTAGAGCAAGCGCAACTATAGAAGTTTTTCCCCAACCACGAGGTGCAGCTATAGCAACCTTTTGATCAGGACCATCTATGAGTTTAAATATCTCTCCGTGAACTTTCTCAGCAAAAGGCATGTTGAAACGCTCAGGGAAAAATGTCTGAGCGGTTATGCGAGTACTGATAGCACACTTAGATAATATATCTTGAACTGCTTGCTCCATTTAATTCAATACCTTCAATATTGAAATATAGTAACTTTCTCTACTTATCCATTAACAATTCTACTTCTCCAATCTGTTCCTTGAGATTGTTTAATTATTGAACAATCTAATTGTCCAGATTCTCTAACATATTTTATATGTTTATCTAACGGATAGATTTTGTTGCTTCTATTTTCTCCATGTACTACCATGTAAACATAAGAAGGTGAAATTGTATATACTGAAGAAAAAAACTCTCCCATTTTTAAATGTATTTTAGCATAAGGACTAATACGTGGATGACTTTTCTGTACTAAAGCAAGAAAAGGACTAATTCTATTAACATTATGTGGGATATTAAAGTTATATAATAAACCACTCTGAGATTGACTAATTATCTGATAGTTTAAAGCAAAATGTGTTTCTGGAATAGTATTAGCCATGTATTTTATATGAGCAATCCACCCAGGAACAACCCAATCATCTGTATCAAGTCTAATCATTATATTAGTAAGTGGATGTCCATACTTACGTACTATATCTTCAGGACAACCTAATTCTCTTTCCACTCCAGAATTTCTTGATTTTTTTACAGAGGTTCTCCAAACATCTATATCATCATTTGTATAGATAAATCTAACATCTAAATCACCCCAATCAAGAGATTTAATTTTTAAAGTTGCTTCATTATCTTCTTTACCTGTAAATATATAAAGTATAAAATCCTTATCAGTTTGGTTTTTCAAACTATTAATAAAATACCTCTGCATTATTTCAAGACGATGTTTAGTTAAAATACCTACACCTTTACTATCTCCTATAGTATCATAAATAGCTCTTGAAATTATAATAGTTTTATCTGAACCTTTATCTTCCCATTTTTTATTTAAATATAGTTTATTCTTTTTAAGTAATTCTTCAACATCTAATCCTTCCTCTTTTTGAACTATGTTAAAAGTAGTCCTACCAAAATGTTTAATACAGGTATCTAAGGCTAATTCAGTCTTATATCCAAATGATCTAATACTTTTATTATAATCAGTATCATCATACATACCTATAGTAAAATTTGGGTCGAGATAGCCTACTTTATCAATTACTTCTCTTTTAATAACTGCACATAAAAAAGCTACGAATGATATCGGAGAAGTTTTACCGGAGTATCCTTTTTCAAGTTCAACATTAATTTGTTCAAGAGACCATGTAGTAGCTATTCGTGGGAGTAATGAATTATGGAGAGATAAACTATGATGTGAATCTACGGCACTTCCAACTCCATATGAAGTTAAAGGACCTACAATTCCTATTTCTTTAGATTTATGAAGGGCATTGATTAACTTTTCGAGCCATCTGTCTGATACAATAGTGTCATTATTAAGCAGACAGATATTAGGTGCAGTTGATTTTGCAAGTCCTTTATTTATAGCCCCTACAAAACCTTCATTAATTGAAAGTTTTATAGATAAATGAGGCATATTTTTAATTACTTCATCTACTTCAGACGAATTTTTAGATGCATTATCTACCCATATAACTCTATATGATCCAGGATGAGTAAACTTCTCTATACTTTTCAAACAGTTTATTGTAAACTGTTCATTATTATAAGAAGGAATAATAATATCACAGAACTCTGGATGAGTTTCTTCACGAAGTCCTTCTCTAACTGCTTTTACATATACATAGTTCACATACTTAACTTTTTCACCTGAAGGACATCTGTCATAATTTTCACGATTTAAAAGAGACCATCCTTTAGATATACATTCTTCACCAAGTTCACATCCTGGATAAGGAGTAAAGTAAGCCCACGATGGCATTTCTGCATTTATTTCATCTGCCATTTTAGCTGTAGCTTGTATATCTGATTTAGTCTCCCAAGGAATTCCAGTTATATAATTTGCATAGATTTTAGCTCCCGCAGATTTAATTATTTTGGCAGACTCAATGTTTTGTTCTACAGTTGTCCCTTTTTTTAATTTATCTAATATACGTTGTGAGCCAGACTCGAAACCAACTGAGACTAATTCCCAACCAACTTTTACAAGCTGTTTAACTAAATCTGGATCATTGCATATACCATCAGCTCTTGCCGAGGCCCAAAATGGTAAGTTGATTTCTGGATACTTTTCAATAAATTCTTTTATCCATTCTGACTGAATAAAAAAAGTATCATCATGAATCATTAGACAGTCTGGATTATATAGTTTCTTTAATTGACGAAGTTCTTCTATTACATTGTTTACACTTCTACGTCGTAGTTTCTTGCCAAAATGATTATCTTCAAGAGGCTGACAAAAAGCACATTTATAAGGACATCCACGAGTAGCTATTACTGAAGTCATTTTTGTCCTACCTCCATGCCACCACCCTTTGCAATTTTCAAGTGGTTCACGATAGATAGAACGATCTATAAAATGAAGAGAGTTTAAATCTTGTGGTTTTTCACTAAATATTTCTCTATTAAATTCTTCTGGTGAGTTTAGAAATTTTGGGAAAGTTATTTCACTCTCTCCATGAAAAACATAGTCAATGTCTGAATTTTCTAAAAGTTCATTAGGTGCTGCAGTACAATGATAACCACCTATTATTACTTTAGATCCTTGTAACTTTGCATATTTTATAACTTTCATAGCTATTGTGTAGTAAGAACTTTTAAGACTAATAGCTATCAAATCATAACCTTTTAATCTTGATTGTAATTCATCATCATTTTTAAGTGTTTTCATATCTAAAAATGATATATTACAATTAGCTTTTTTAGCAGCAGTGTAAGTCATGCCAGCTCCATGATCAATCCAAGAATCAAGACCCTGACTTTTATATGGGTAGAGTGCTACTAAAAGTGTTCTTATTGATGACATAAACTATTTTTCCTTGAGTGGTCTATCAGTAAAGAAACGTAAAATAAAATTACCTACTGCTAATACACCAGCTACAACCTCTGCTGGTACTTGAATTCCAGCAACCGATAACAATCCAGAGATTGCAGGGACTAGAATGTTAAAGTTTATTGTTTTGCTTTTAAAAATGTTCATATTTCCTCCAGATTGTTTAATTATTTAACAGTCTACCTAACTTCGTTCCATGAATAGTGGTTACCATCTTTATGTGTAAATCTCCCTCCCCACGTTCCTCCTAGAGATTCCCAAAATATTCCAAGTGGAAGATGATCAGATGTCTCAGTTAAATACTTTCCATCTTTGAATAAATTTATATCTTTAGCTCGTCCATCAAAGTGGAAGCTATTCTTTATATGATTAGTGTGTTCAGGTGGAAATGTAACTGTATAACCAAGTGTATATGCATACAAGATTAATAAAGGAAATCTTTTAGAGAATTCAATCTGTTGCTGTTTTAGATTCATTTTTTATCTCCACTACCATTCCAGCTGCACGAGCTGCAGCTATTCCACGTTTCTTGAATTCTTCTATCTCTTCTAATGTAGCAGACATATGGAATGATCTAGTATCAAGTTTAGTTGGTGATCTATGACCACCCAAGTCCATTAACACTGTATCGGCAGTGTCTTTTTTTAAATTATAAGATATAGTCTCACTATCAAAAATTTCTTCATAAATTTTTAAAGCTTTCTCTGACAACCTTGCAATTTCTTTAGATACTTCAATAATCTCTCCATCACGCTCTTTACGCATTTTGGATAGTTTTTCTCTACCTAAAGTACTATTTACAGTGTTACTGACTGTAGTTTCACATACGTCCAGAACTTTAGCAATTACCTTATGGTCATAACCTTGGAGTACTAATGATAGTATTTCATGGGAGCGTTGCCAGAGTTGTTTTATGTCGTGAGGACGCTCACCTTCTAATCGACGAAGGTCTGGTTCCAGCATCTCAAATCCATATAAGCTTGTATTTAACTGTGATTGTGCTTGTTGCATTCTCAGAATTCCTTTATATTTATTTAAATTGTATATGTTCTATAATTGATTGTCAATGTATTTTTTGATGTTTTTGTTATTACTATCATCTACGTACTTTAAGTATCGACGCCAGGAGTTGTAGCACCAAGTCATTACTACAATTACTATCATTCTTACTCAACAGTTGAGTAAGTTTGTTAAATAATTAAACGGTCTTATTCCAATCATGAATGGTTCATTTTGGTACATTTTTAAAACTTGGCACAAAATGTGCTGAAGGTAACCCGCCGTAGATCAATGCGCAACTTCCCCTTCGACCTTCATTAAATTATTTATCCAATGATATCAATGACTTATAAATAAACCTTGACATTATCGGTCAATCTGATATAATG